ATGTCACAAATTAATTTATCAAAACACAGAGCAACATTAAAAGGTTCTTTTAAATCTAAATTAAATAAAATAGATATTAGCACAAAACAAGTAACAGATAATACATACACTTATAGTAACGAAAAAAGAATGAATGAATATTCTCCTATAACTGAAAGTATGAAAATTGACGACCTATCGATTGCTACAGGATTTCAAGCAGCTCGACAACATTATATTTCATTAAATAAAAATGCATTTACTGCATCAAATTATCATGCACCTGCAGATAATACAATATTAAAAGCTCAAGCATCACAACATAATTTAGATACTATTAGACAAGAAATTATTATTGCAGGTGATTTTGATTTAACTTGTGGTATGATAGTTGAATTAGAGTTAATTAAAAATGCTGATATAACAAGAGAAATGGTAAATGACGATGATTTTAAAGATGATGTTTTATCTGGTAAACATTTAGTTACGAGTGTATTACATCATTTTTCAAAAACTGGATATACACAAAATTTAGTTTTGAAAAAAGATTCTTTTATAAAAGAGGTATAATATGATAGGAAGAAATGCAGACCAATATAAAGATGGAAATTTTGTATGGTTTATTGGTGAAGTAAAAGATATAAATGATAGTAAAAATTTAAATAGAGTAAGAGTACTTGCTTATGGATTTTATGATGGTGTAAAAAATAAAGGTACATCAACTAATCCAGATTGGAGTGATTTACCTTGGGCAACAGTAATGATGCCAACAACATCAGCATCTATAAAAGGTAATGGTGGTAATCATCATTTAGAGGTTGGTTCATGGGTTGTAGGATTCTTTAGAGATGGACCAAGCGCTCAAGACCCAATTGTTATGGGTTCAATCGCAACACAAACAGATGGTGTACAAGATATACCAACAAAATCTTCAGTAGATAATAAAGTATATGAATCAAAAGCAGGTCATAGAATAGAGTTAGATAATACATCAGGTAAAGAAAAAATTATAATTAAACATGGTAAGACTGGTGCTTTTCTGGAGTTTAATGAAAATAATAAAATACGAATTGTATAATGTCAACACCAAATATTACATTGCCACAAATAGAATGTCCTGATGTTCTATTACCAACACCAGCAAATTTAAGAAACTTATTTGGTGGATTAGCCACTCATGCATATCGGTATGAAATAGAAAGTTTAAAAACTGAATTAGAGCGTATACGTTCTTTATTAGATATTTATGAACCTAAATGGGAAAGACTTGAAATACCCGAGTTAGAATGGGAACTTATTATTACTCGTCTATCTTCTGAATATCCTATGTATGTTCAACAGAAAATATTATCGTTAATAAACGAAGTTTTTTCAATTGATTTTAATGTTACGATACTTGGAATATCTTTTGATATATTAGATTTTTTAGCAAATCCAAATAGTGTTTTAGATGGAATATCATTAGAAGAAATTGATAGTATATATGATTTGATTCCAGACGAATATAAAATTTGGGATAGGTTTGATGCTGCTGATTTAAAGAAAGAAACAATACGAAATTATATACGTTCTGAAGTTGCTAAGAAAATGAATCTATTATTAACAGGCGGATTTTCTGGTTTAATAGATGCGTTTGAAGAAATATGGGATTCATTAGGTTTACCTTCATTTCCTGGATTACAAGAAATAGATTTAGAAGCATTAATCAGAGATAAAACAATAGAAGAATTAGAACAGATTCAAATATTTGGATTTAGTTTATTAGATTTATTAGGTGGTAAATTTGATGATAATGTACAAATACCAGAATTTCAAAAAGAAAGATTGTTGAAAAGAGCAAGAGAATTTACTGAAGAATGGCAAACATATTTAATAAAGTTATGGATTAAAAAGGTAGAAGACTTTTTTAATGCTATCGGATTAGGTGCAGTAATACAATGGATAACCTTTAGCTTCTGTGATTATTTAAAAATAATAGGCTTTCCATCAACAATAGATTTACCAGAATCAGTACAAACATTAATTAATAACACACAAAGTTCACTTCCAAATACCGTAGTTGAGGAAGGAGCAAGTTAAAGAGTATAAATACATATATGGCAGGATTATATACAGGCGGTAAACAAATCACAGGTAAATTAGAGCAAGCTCGTATTGTCTCTAAGAAAAAACCGTGGAGTGATTTAGATTTATCTTTAAAAATACATCCTATTCGAAAAGACATTATTCCTTTAAAGGATGATGCTGCAATCAAAAATGCAGTAAAAAATTTATTAATAAGTAACTTTTACGAAAGACCTTTTCAAGACGATTTAGGTGCTAATCTAAGAGGATTACTATATGAACCTGCAGATGTTATCACTGAAATCGAATTAAGAGATAATATATATGATGTTTTAAGTAAATACGAACCAAGAATATCCGTTACAAGTATTGGTATAACAGATTTATCTGATGTAAATTCATATAACGTAACAGTATATTTTAATATAAAGGAATATGATTCAGCTGATACAGTTGAAATAGTATTAAGAAGGTTAAGATAAAATGGCAACAAATTTAAATGTAACAGAACTCGATTTTGCAGATATTAAAAATAATCTGAAAAACTTTTTAAAACAACAATCAGAATTTAGCGATTATGATTTTGATGGTTCAGGTTTAAATGTATTATTAGATGTATTAGCTTACAATACACATTATAATGCAATGAATGCTCACTATTCTTTGAATGAATCATTTTTAGATTCAGCACAAATAAGAGGAAATGTTGTAACAAGAGCAAAACTATTAGGATATACACCACGGTCAGTATTATCGCCAAGAGCAACTGTAAATATTGTTGTAAATATTGCTGGTGAAATCGGAACAATACCACCTGAATTGACTTTAAATAGAGGTACCAAATTAAATACAATTGTTGGTGGTGAAGAGTTTGAATATGTTGTTTTAGAAACTCAACAAGCAATATTATCTGGTACATTATATACATTTACAAATGTACCTATTGCTGAAGGTAGTATTAGAGAATTAAAATATAGAGTTGATAATGATATTGAAAATCAAAAATTTCAACTATCAGATTATAATTCAGATACAAGTACATTAAGAGTAAGAGTTCAATCAAACGAAGAATCTAGTAATTTTGAAATATATACTCCTTTTGAAACATTAAGAGGATTAGATTCAACATCTAAAGTTTATTATTTGCAAGAAAATCCAAGTGGTTATTACGAAATATATTTTGGTGATGGTGTTACTGGATTTAAACCGTCAAATAATAATATTGTCACAATTGATTATGTTATAACTGAAGGTACAGAAAGTAATGGAGCAAATTCATTTTCTATGGTAGATAACATTGGTGGATTTGGAACAATTTCTGTTACAACAGTTACAAATGCTATAGGTGGTGTTGAAGCAGAAACAACTGAATCAATACGATTTAATGCACCTTTAACATTCATTGCTCAAAATAGAGCTGTGACAGCTGATGATTATTCAGCAATTATTAAAAAAGAATTTACCAATATTGATTCCATATCAACATGGGGTGGAGAAGATAATGACCCGCCTGATTATGGTAAAGTTTATATTGCAATCAAACCTTTATTAGCTGATAATTTAACGACTGCAGAAAAAACAGATATTACTGGCGCAATATTAAAAGGTAAGAATGTTGTTTCCATTACACCAGAGATTGTAGATACTAATTATACATATTTAGAATTAGATGTTGCATTTAAATATAATCCAAACCTAACAGATAGAAGTTCTGTTGAGTTACAATCAGTTGTAAGAGATACTATTTCTGATTATAACTTTAATAACCTAAATAAATTTGATGGCGTATTCAGACATTCACAATTAACAAAAGCAATTGATAATTCAGACCCATCAATACTTAACACAATTGTACGACCAAGAATGTTTCAAGAGATTACACCTGTAAACAATGCAAATAATAGTTTTAGCTTATCTTTTGTTGCTCCTTTTTATCAAAATGGAGATTCAACTAAATTCATATTAACATCATCTTCATTTAAAATTAATAATATAGACCATTTCTTCGGTGATGTTCCAATATCAGGTTCAACGAATAGAAAAGTAATTGTTTATAAAGTTGTAAATAATACTAATGTTACCGAAATTGCAGATGCTGGAGTAATCGATGTATTAAAAGGAACCGTTGTTTTAAATAATTTTAGACCTGATACAACAGATAAAATAAAATTAACTATATTACCTAATTCTTTAGACCTTGCTCCAAAGAGAGACCAATTAATATCAATTGATAATAATAGTGTAGTCATAACACCAGAAATTGATACAATCGCAGTAGCAGGTTCTGCAGGAAGTATTAATTATAACACAACATCAAGATTTAAATAATGGCTCATAAAACTACATTGACTCCAGGTGCGATTGAAGTCGAACACGGAAGTTTAAAAGAAACAAAAGAAAATATTCGTATTAATCAATTAATACCTTCTGAAATATTAGAAAATAAAGAGCAATTAACAAAATTTTTAGAAGCATATTATACGTTCATGAATATGGACGAATTTATTTATCAAGAAAATGAAAGTTTTGATGAGGTAGTATTAAATAATCAAGCACAATTTAGAATACCCGACCCACGTAATGAAAATAATAGATTTTTCACTGATGAAACAGGTGCAGATTCAACATTGGTACTTACAGCACCTGATGGCACAACGGTTAATATTCCTTTAACTGATATTAATGTAGCAATTACAAATGGTAATGAATTGCCCGGTTCACTTGCAACATCAACATCTGAAATAGGTAAGACATTTACTATTAATGGTTTAATTGGATATAATAATTACACTGCTAAATTAACTACAATTGTTAAATATTGGGTTGGGCCAGGACCATCTTATGTAATGAATACAATTGAACAAGCAATGGACATTGATAGAAATGCTCAAAATTATTTAGAGCTAATGCAAAGAGAAATTGCAGCAACAATTCCAAGAGACCTGACAGTTAATAAAAGAACGTTATATAAACAAATCATTGACTTTTATAAATTACGTGGTTCATCAGATAGTATTGAAATATTTTTTAAAATACTTTTTAATGACGAAGTTAAAGTAGAATTTCCATACGATAAAGTATTAATACCTTCATCTGGTAATTGGGAAGCAAATCCTGCTCTTTCTAAGGGTGGACAGTATTTAGACAATAAAGGCTTTTTATCAGATAATATTGTAGTACAAGATAGTTTAAAGTTTCAAAAGTTTGCTTATCTAATTAAAACAGGTAAAAATTTAGATGATTGGGAACTTTCATATGATAGACTTGTACATCCAGCTGGATTTGTATATTTTTCAGAAATATTAATTTTCTTACAATTAACTGGAGCAGTTTTAACTGATGCATTAACATTAAGTAGAATGCCAGGAGAGCAACCAGGTATTATAGGACCTGAAGATATTCCAGTACTTGTTGAAATGTTTGTTTCAATGTTCTTACCACAAACAACTGCTAAGATACATCGAACAGGTACACTCTCTCTTGATTTAAAATCAGGAATTATAAGTGGTACCACAATAACATCTGGAGGAAGTGGATATACTTCTGTTCCAACTATTACATCATCAGATTCAGGAACTCCTTCAGGATTTACAACAGCAACATTAACACCAGTTATTACTAATGGTTCATTATCTGATATTGATATAGTCAATGGTGGAAAAGATTACAATATACCAACACTTACTATTGCTGCTCCATCAGCAATTACATTCGATGGAAGTGATGATGAGGTATTAGGAACAGGTATTGTTAATCTTACGAATAATACAATTAAATTAACCACAGAACAGCAAGAGGCTTTACCTGTAGGTTCACTTGTAACATATAATACTACTGGTGGAGCAATAGGCGGATTATCTTCAGCACCAGGAAGTAATCAATATTATATTATATCATCAACCGGTGGAAAAGTAAAACTTTCAGCAACTGAAGGCGGTACGGAAATTAATTTTTCAGGTGTAGGTTCTGGTACAGACCATTCATTTACTGGTACAACAGCAACAGCAACTGCGTCAAAAACAGATGGTTTATTAGAGAATGTCACGATTGTGGAACCTGGATTTGGATATGCATCTGCACCAGCAATTACATTTAGTGGTATTGAAGTTTCAGGACAAACAGGCGTTGCTCCTACGGTAACTATTGGTATTGACGCAAAAGGAAGATTAGACCAAGATAATATTACGATAAATACAGAAGGTTCTAATTGGTCAAATTTATTTGGTTCCGTTGCAGCTAATCCAAATGAAGGTCAAATTGCAGAAGTAGAAGCAATTGGATTTGCGGATAAAAATTATACTACTGCACCAAGTATTGTATTTCCAGAACCACAGGCAAAAGATGCACTTGGTAATTTACTCTCAACTAATGTAACAGCAACTGCTGAATTTACATTAAATGGCGATGGTGAAATTACTGGTGTAAATATTACTAATGCTGGTAATGGATATATTACTGACCCACAGGTACGATTAGGTTCAGCAGTTAATAACGAAATACGAGTTGCAGACCAACAAGAAATATTAGATTTAAGTTTAAATCATAATGATGTAGATACATTAATAACAGAAGTTAAAATAAATCCAAAACAAGCAA